GTATTGAAGGCTATAGCTGTCCTCGCTGACAAGGTGAGCCGCTACCACGAACGTTTATTAGCTACGGAGAGAGATAATTTAAGACTAGAAAAGACACTGGCCGAGCACCTTAAGGGGTGTGGTTGTCATGATACTTCCGATGAAAAAGTAATGCTTAACGGCACTGAAACCGAGATTGAATGTGAAGCCTGTAGCGCTTAATCGTTATCGCTTGCGCCGATCATGTCGGCCAATGACGGGGCGAATATTTTAACGTCTCGTCTAATGTGTTCTTCTTTCGTTTCTGTTCCAGGATCAGCTACATCATTGGTAGCGTGTTCTTCTGAATCATATTCTTGATTTGTTTCTGTATTAGTAATTGTAGTTTCTGAACGGCATCTAATGTGAGGAACCATGCGACCATCACCAGCATCAATTTCCCCCAAGACTTTTGCTTCTTCTATGATTTTAGCCATTGTTTCTCCTTTTTAATTCAATATTAAAACTTATCACAATTCTTTCTTCTTGTGAATTATTTTTCTCCACTTCATGGGTAAGCCATGAGGGGAAAAACAGTATATCATTTTGCTTGGGTTTCCAAGAAACCCGGGAAGAGGTATGTATGCTTTCTCCTGGTTTTTTAGGAGGAGCCAGGACTTCACTCTGAGGACGAGGATCATGAAAGACAAGAGCCCCGCTATCTTCAGGAACTTGTAAATAAAAAACCCCCGACATATTATTATAGGGGTGACTATGTAAACGATTACTGCTTCCCGGCCCATTGACCACGGCCCACATACCAGTAATTATAGGAACTATTTGATCAATAATGGATAAGTGACTCATTGTCTCTTTTGTCATTTCAATTATTTCTGCTTTTAATTTAGCGAATTGTTTATCCTCATGTAAAAAATCATGGCTATGCCATCCCCCATCAGTGCTTTTTCCTTCAACACTTATGGGCTCTTTCTCTTGAATATTTTTTATAACTTCAGTAAGATTTTCATAGCCTGCTAAATTTATAGAAAAGATAGGAGTAATAAATAAAGAATGAAGGTCGATTACAAATCCCCTTTTGTTATTTCCAGTACGCTTAAAGTAATATGAATCTCATTAGCGGCGTTCGCTGTAATTTTAATCAAGTCCGATTCCTCCAGAACCAGAGGCTGTGATAAAACCTCATAGGTGGTATCGGTGGCAATCGTCTTATCATTGGTAATTTTATAGGTTGCCGAAGCGCTGCTGTCCGTCCATTCTATGGTGTACTCAGTGGTGTTCGCAGAATCATTGCATATGATAATGGATTTAATTACGGCTGTGGTTGGAAAAATAGGAGCAGTTCCTGTTATACCTGGAGCCGCTGTTGGAACCGTGTAAATGGTTGTTGGATCAGTTGTGGTTAAATCTACACCGGCATTTTTAAAAGTATCAGCCAAGGTACCAACTCCTTCCAGAAGATTTTTCTTCTATATCCTGAGAGTAAGAAGTATTTAAATTTAAAATTAATTGTTCGAGTAAACGAATCATTTGATCAAATTGACTTGGTTCATATTGAGACGTGGCATTAGGTAAACGAGTAATCGTTATTTTAGCCATTATCTATATCCTCCAAAAAAAGAATTTAATAACATATTATAAGGAGAGTATCCATAATTTGGCTGTACCATTCCTCCCATTCCTGATCCCCTGTTTTGTAGTAAGCTTCCAATTCCTTCTTCTATTTTTGCTAATTTATCATTTACTCCTCCAAACCTGTCTCCCAGTCCACTAATTTGTTGACCAAACCTGTCTCCCAGTCCACTTAACTGTTCACCAAATCCTCCAAGTCTTTCTTCAAATCCTCCTAGCTGCTCGCCATATCCTCCAAGGGTTTCTCCGTATCCTCCAAGGGTTTCACCAAATCCCGTTATCTGTTCTCCCATTCCCTTAACTCCCCACGGATCAAACTGTTTAGGTGGCTGTTGAATTGGATGTTGGTAAGGGTATTGAGGTTGTCTTGGCCCTCCTGCAAGTCCGAATATTCCACTCAAGGACAATTGCCTTCTCTTTAAATCATTTGGATCGTACTGTGTCATTATCTTCTTCCGTCCGGTCTAAGTTGAAGTTTCATTGATCCCAATCTCCAGTTTGTATCATCCACAGTATCACTTGCAAAAGCTAATTTTACTGATCGTCCTCTTCCTCTTACATTAATTTTAGTCGTGGTGCTAGTAACATTACCTGAAGTAGTTTGACTTGTTGTTGATTGAGGGTAATCCTCCAATGTTAAAGTAACGGCTACATTATTTGTTAGGGAAGTAAAGTCAGGAACAAATTTACTCACTGACATAAATTGATCTCCATTTGCAATTTCAATTGATCCTGTTGTTAAGGAAGCTGTTAAGGCAGTTCCATCAGCTTGGTTGTTTCCTATTTCTTGATTATATACATAGGAAGCTCCCGCCGTGACGCCGTAAGGAGTATCGGTTACTCCTGTGCTTGTAGTGGCATTGGCCACTAAAGCAGCATCATATTGCGTGGCTATAGGATTTTCAAAGGTGTAATTTCCCAGGTACGTGGTTCTTCCCAATGTTGACGTATACCACGTTCCTTCCAGATAATTATAGACAACAACTCTATCAATTTGCGTGGCGCTGCCTGAGGGATAATACCACATAATTTCATTAAATTCGGGGTTGATGCCACAGGCAATGTCATTCTTGTTTGTGTAACTCAAGTCATCATATACGTAATCTTGTACAGAACACGGCATTTTTTTAACAACACCATCGTACATATAGAATGCATCATCACCCATCCAGAAAGCTTTACCATTCACATCAATGGCTGCATGCTGTGCTATCAAGCCACAGTTGGCTCCTAATTGTCTTTGACCAAATGTAAAGGGAGTTCCTACAAATTGAATACCGTGCAAGGATTGGTCAGTCCATACCAGGATTTGACCTGTTGATGTTACCGCTCCTATGATACGGGAACCATCAGCAATACGCAATGATCCCGCTTCATTTGTCGATTTTGGTGCCCACTGCGTCAAACTTTCACGATCAGAAAATCTAAAAAATAAATCATCTTGCGTGGCTGCATCTGTAACTGTTGTGCATGTGCCAAATAAAAATAAGTGTCTTGTGTCAGATGATACTAAAGAAAAACGAGAAGCTACCGGGGCTGTTGCACCAAGGCTCACGGCCCTAGTTGTTGTGCCTCCTGAAGTATCCCATTGATAAGTGCCCCCGTTTAAGACGGTAGCAATCAAGTCCTCGCCAAAATTATCCAATGACCATTGACGAGCATTAATGGTGACGCTTGATGAAGACCTAGCGGTACCCCATGTACTTAATCCCCATGTTAAAACACCCCAACCATATCCATAAGTTGATGTAGCGGGGCCAACAGAAATTTGATAGCTTGCGGTTACCGATCCACCTCCCGCCGCTGTTGTTCCCGTAGCGTCCGAGGAATAGGTTATTTTATAACTGTTGCTATCAACAATTTCCGTAATTTCAAATTCATTGTTAAATTCTATACCGTCCACAACATTGTTGGTGGTAGTGTCGTCAAATGTAACAAAATCGCCCAGTGCCGCTCCATGCGACGCATCGGTTACGGTCACGATAGGACTACCGCTTACTGTCGCAAAAGGATTTGTTAAACTCTCTGTTTCCCGAATGGGTGTAATATCATAAAGTCCACTGCCTACTAATATATATAATTTTCTATCGGTTCCCAAAGCAAGATATCTGGTTCCGTTTAAACTAACCCAGGAATGCGTATCACGGACCACGCCAATAAGGGTTTCATTGGGATTGGGAAGGTATTCCCACCCCTTCCACCTTTCGGGTTTTCCGTAATGAAACCTTACTAATTGAGAATCAATATAGCGTCGATCATCTCCCGCCGCATAAGGGGAGTCTTGTTTATCTACACCTGGTTGAAATTTTAAATCGGTTAATTGCATAAGACCACATACTAAATTATTTCTTCTTCGGTGGCAAGAATTGAGTACCTACATTGCCTTTGAAGGCATAAGTCCCATAGTGCGTCAGCCCACTCGTAATGTCAGCATATACGGTCCCACCAATCTTCTGCCATAGTCTACAGAAAGCATAGTCCTCTGACAAGTATCTTTTAGTTTCTGGTTCAACCGTGGTATCAAAAAAAGCATAATTCCAATTTGAATTATCATGATAATTGAACGTTTTATCGTGGGGGTCATTTAAATGTTGATCCGATTTAAATTTTAATTCAGGATAAGCTTTAGCCATTTTTTCAAAGACCTGTCTTTTAATCAACATAAAACCCGTAGCGCCGTCCAGTACTTCTATAAATCCTTTTTTTACTTCTACATGTTCTGGATTTTTTACATTAAGATTATACTGTAATGAAGAAGCTAATAATTCATTTTCTTTAATATTGGGTTTTTCTTTTACTTTTCGTATAACTTTTGTCCAATCAATAGTCTTTCTTGGATATACTCCTGTCACTACTTCTTCATCCAGTTCTAACATTCGCATAACAGTTCTTTCACTAAAACCAATATCAGCGTCTATAAAAAGTAAATGGGTATACTCTGAATGATCCATGAATAATTGAACCAATGTATTACGAGCTCTCGTTACTAAAGATTCATTTCCAATTGTACCAAACTGTAGTCCTACTTTATTTAGGGAGCATTCAGACATTAAACGTAAACAGCTTTCAAAATAATTTACAGAAATCATTCCCCCATAACACGGGGTTCCGATAAATATTTTAGAACCCGGCATCTTTGGAAACCTTTTGTCTGTAAAAAATATTTAACGTATAGCGCGGAGAACTTTCCCCTAATCCCTGTAAGTCCGTGTGCCATATTTTACTGCCATTAAAAAATAAAGCCCGGTTTTCTACAAATCCTATATGTGAGGAAAGTTTACTACCTATAAAAAACCCGGTTCCGTTATTTAATAATGGTTCTCCCTTAACAAAGAAAAGAAAATTTGCTATGTTTCCTTTATCCGTATCAATATGTACTTTAGGTTCTCCTTGATTGTGGCGCAAATGAGCATGAATAGATATTGGTTCTAGATCTGTATAAGGAAAAAAGAATTCTTTAATACGCTGCAAGACCGGATCATTTTTAAATTGATGGAGAGGAAAGGTGTGTCTTTGACCATAATGCTGTCCTTCTTCATTTTTTACTTCGGTATATTTTAAACTAATAAGTGTTTCTTGTAATGATTCTAATGTTTCAACATTAAAAAAATTATCTACGTATTGAACGTATGCTGTTTCCTTACTGTGTTGCATAGTCTATTTTTAAATATTCTATTTTTTTTATCCATCCTTGGGGGATGGCAATGGCTCCTCCTCCAGTAATGTCTTCTTTATCTTTACTGTAAGAACGCATAATAACTATTTTTTCAGGACTATTAACAACCATCCATCCTACTTCTTGGCATGTAGCAAGAGGCGCTTTTAAAATATCTTTAATATCGAGCCAACCTGTTTCTGTATCACGAGCATCCAACCACGTCACACGGACCATTGGAGTCTTGTCAATATTAATCATTTCAATAATTGTTTTTCTTCTTCTTTTTTAATAAGGTGAAGATTAAACGACACGGATCGTCTTTCTTCATTAGGGGTTCTAAAAGGATAGACACCGTGTGCTAACCAATTTGGAAATAAAAATATATCACCAACTCGAGGCGAGTGTTGAAATTTATGCCCACTAAATGTTGAAGCTCTTCCATCAAACCAACATATATCACCAACTGTAGGATAATGATCCTCTTTTGCATACTCCTCGGGTAGGCTTGGGGGAACCCGTAAATAAAACACACCTGATAGTTGGCCTTCATGGATATGAAAAGGATTAAAATCCCCTGCATATTGTGAGACAACCCACATAGATTCCATAACCAATTTACCTACAAATTCAGGTTTGATAGTTTCATTAGCAGGAGGAATAGAAATATAGGATTTAACCATCTCTCCTATGAAGCTTACCATAGGAAGAAATGCATTTGTATCCATCCACTCAGTCGGGAAACGTACCTCTTGCTTAACATTCCCTGCTAGTGATCCTGAATGATCAAACTCTTTTGAAAGTTTTTCATCCTCTAGCATTTCTGTTGCTTTAGTATCCATCAATTCAAGTAAGTGTTTAGGAAGTGTTCCCCTTACTATTGTTGGACCGAAAGGTCGAATAGCCTGGAACTCGATAGTTTCTTCTTTAGACTTTTTTATTTGTTTTTTTTGTGGCTTCATTAAATTTCCTTAAGTTCTCTTGTACAAATGCCCATTCATCCTTCTTTAAAGGTCGCCCTGCAGTGGGATAAGAAGGAACATAAATTACTTCAGGTTGCTTGACTTTCTTCTTCGCCATAATATCCTTGTCATATAACAATAATTTCCATATAAATAAAGTATTAAATTGGCCCATGATTCAAGTTTCGCCTCCTTGCTACATTGATATAATGCATTATAAGGAGATAAATGAACAAGCTTAAATTAGTTAAGGGCGGATTAGCCGACTTTCAAGAAGCGGTCGATGCCCTTAAAGATTTCGGACGATATGAAGATGACACGCTAGCTCACGTAGCGACAGGGGAAACCATTATCCCCATGGAGGTTTTTGAAAAGAACCCTAAGTTACGAGATCAAGTATTTAAATCTATGGCGGATCTAGGAATAGATCCAACCGAATATATTGTAGGCAGTAATTTTAATTCGATTAACCCCGTAACAGGGCAGCCGGAATTCTTTCTTAAAAAATTATTTAAAAAATTAAAAAAAGCTGCACCTATTATTTTACCAATTGCCGCATCTTTTATTCCCGGTGTGGGTCCTTTAATGATGGGCGCCGCAGGGTTTGCTGGTGGTAAAATAGCAGGTCAAGATACAAAACAGGCTCTTATGTCTGGTATTATGGCAGGGCTTGGTGGTAAGTTTGCTAAGGGATCACAGGCAGCTCAAGCTGGTCTGGATGCTGGTGCTGGATCTTTAGGAAGTTCTATATTTAAAGGAATATCTAAAGAAGGTTTGGGAAGTTTATTAAGAAGAGCGGCGCTGGAAAATGCAGGGGTTGTTCCATCAGGAGCGGGTAATCTACCCGGAGGAGGTATGAGTGAATCTAAAGCAGCAACATATTTTCAAAATGCAGATAATCCTGCGTTCACAGGCTACAAGTCTGGTGGAGCTGACGCCGCAACCAAGAAGAACTGGCTGGATATCTTCAGGAAAAAGGGAGAAGCAGGGGGTGACTGGAGCCCTCAAAGAATATTTACAGCAATGACTCTAGGTGGTATGATTCCTGGAATGTTTGCACAAGATGAGGAAACGGAGGAGTACGTAGACACTAATGTATATCCTGGTGACTTTGGACAACTACTTCAATTAGCTAAAGCTAATACATATAATCCAGGTAGTAATATTGTCCCTTTTAGTTTAGCTAAAGGTGGTATAGTTAATTTAAAAGAAGGAGGATTTCCTTATGCCACTGCTCAAAGAGCAGAAGGAGGGATCACGGGTCGCGGAACAGGGACCAGTGATGAAATCCCCGCTTACTTAAGCAATGGCGAATTTGTTGTAACAGCCAAGGCTGTTAAAAATGCAGGCGGTTCACGACCTATGTATGATATGATGGATCATTTAGAAAAAGGTGGTAAACTGTCAATGGAATCGAGAGGTAAAAAATAATGGTTGATGTAACAGAAACAGAACAAACGGTAAGGCAAGCTCCTTTTATTGAACAGCGCTCAGAACAATTACTGGCGTCTATTTTTGGTGATCCTACCGCTGAAAGGCGGAAAGATGAATCAGGTGCTTTTACTGAAACCGAAGAAGATTTTAATTTAAGAAGATATGGGAGAGCGGGTATAGGAAGACAGATACCTTCTTATCAAGTTGCGGGTTTCAGCCCAGACCAATTAGAAGCAATGAGGATGGGCCGTGCCGGTCTTGGGGGATTTGCTCCTCATCTAGCGGCGGCTGAAGGAACTTTAGGTTCAGGTATTGCAGCACTCCAACAAGGAATGCCATGGCTCACGCAGGGCGCAAATCTACTGCAAACGGGCGCACCATTAATGCAAGAAGGTTCACAAGCGTTAACCGGCGCAGACATTAGTCAATATTTTGATCCTTATCAAGATTATGTGACAGATGAAATTATAAAACAAGGGGATATTGCTACTACAAAAGCAGGTGATGCTGCTCAAAAATATGGAGCATTCGGAGGTTCAAGGCAAGGAGTGGTAGAAGGAACGATAGCAGCGGACACCGCAGCTAGGGTAGGACAAGCCAGATCGACAGGGTATGGCCAAGCTTTACAAGCAGCGGAAGCAGCGAAGAAAAGATCTCTTTATGGAGGTCAAGGATTAGGACAATTAGGTGCAGGGCTTAGTGGTATTGGTTCACGGTTCGGACAATTTGGAACACAACTAGGTCAACTAGGAGGAGCCCAAGCGGGATTAGGATTGGATGTCCAACGAGCAGGATTAACGGATATTAGTTCACTAATGGGCATTGGAGGATTAAATCAACAATTAATGCAAGCTGGTATGGATGCGGCAAGAGGAACTGAAGAAGCAAGACAACTTGAACCATTTACTAGAATGGGATGGGCAAGTGATATTCTACAGGGTCAGCCGTCCAGTTATTCAACATATACAACACGTACCAGTCCTTCGGACAATATTAGTCCCTATTCTCAAATTGCAGGATTGGGATTAGCCGGATTGGGAGCATATAATAAAGGGCTTTGGGGCTAACCAATGGAAAATGTTCTTAATAGAAGAATGTTTCAGCAACCTATCTACGCAAAAAGCGGAGTATATGTTCCTACTATAGAACAGATAATGAATTTTTATGGTGGCGGCTTTGGTGAGGACGGCGTGCCTAAGGATATGGAAGCTTTTCAAACAGCTATAGAGAATGCTAATAAAGCAAACGAAGCGGGGCTTTTTGATTGGTATGGAGAGGGTCAACCCATAGATTCAAATTGGTTCACGACAAGAAGAAGTACTGGCGAGTTTTTGAAAAAGCATGGCCTTGAGATGTATGATCCTATATTTGATATGTACAATACGCCGGGAGGAATGGTTAAACCAAGTGAAAAACATGAAGAGTTCCTTAAAAATTATTTACTGGAAAAAGAAAAAGAACTTCAAATGATTAACAAACAAGATTTAAGTACTGATGAAGGTGCTCAAGTTGAATCCGATTTAACAGTATATGATGCTGCTAATCTGCCTCCAGAAGTAGCAGCGGAAATAGCTAAAAAAGATAAAATGGAAGATGAGGAAGCGCAAAGACTACTTGGTATAGCCAATCAAAAAGAATTATTTGAACTTCTTCAACAAGCTAAAGTTAAAAACTTAGCCGGTGAGACGGAACGCGAAGTATCAGGAGACGAAAATATAGAAATAATTAAAAGAAACATATTGCAAGGCACCAACATTGTAGAACCGGGAACCGAAGAATTTAAAAATTTATCAGCGGCTGATAGAATGAAAGTTAAAGACGCAATTTCTGAAAAAAGAAAAGAAGAAGTAGATTTAACTGACGTTTCCGAAAAAGGAATGCAAAACATTATTGAGGCTGCCGGGGAGTCTGTAGAAGTTGCTCTAGACATTTACAATGATATGAAAAATTTTGGGGGAGAAGTAGGCGAAGCTGCAGGAGAATTTATAGATGGTTGGAAAAAGGCTATTAGTAGTGGATGGTCAGATGAACGAAAACAAGAACTTAATGAACAAATAGACTATTTAAAATCGAAAAAACAAGAAAGCACCACGACTATAGAGGAAGCAGAGGCGGCTTTTCCTACAACAAGTTCTATATTTGGTGTAGATATAGATGATTTAAAAAAAGGAAGTAAGAAGGTTACAGATTGGTATAAAGACTCTATTATCCCTGAGGCAATAGAGGGGGGTGCTGATATTATTCAAAATGTCTTTGGTGCTTCAGACGTGGCAAATGCTGAGCTTTCTAAAGAAAATCAATTGCTGCAAGACAAGATAATTGAAGACCAGAAACTGGAAGACATGCGTTCAGTAGAAGAGGAATATTTAAAAGCGTCGGGTGCGGCAGATTCTGTGGACACTAGTATTTTTAAGGAGGCAATAGAGGGGGGTACTGATGCAGTTAAAAAAACAGTGGATAGTCTTAACGCACAAGTGGACAAATTATTCAGTGATCGTGACAACAATATTATTGATGCGGAGACATTTAAGGAAGGACTAAATTTTATTAATGATAAAAAAAATGAACTTCTAGACAAATTCGACGATACGGGTGCAGGAAAATGGTTGGATAAAAAAACAGAAGAGGTAAGCGACTATTTGAAAGACAAAGGACAAGAGTTAAGCGACTTTAGAAAACAGGCTTTGGAAGATGGAGCAGATCTAAATGAAGATGGTAAAGTAGGTCCAATAGAATTATTTGAATATCACCTAAAACAAAAAAGAATCGAAAAGCAGAAACAGGAAGGTATGCGTTCAGTTGAAGAGGAATATTTAAAAGCGTCTGGTCTGGACGAGCAACGAAAGAAAAAAGCAGAGGAAATTGTAGAGAAATCAAAAGTAACAGAAGACGACGGCGTCGCAACAATTGAGGATACGGAGCAGGAAATTGTAACGACGGATGAAGTAGCTGATGGTGACAAGGCCATTAATAAAGCGGATACAGCCGCGGCTACGGCCGGTACCGATACTGTTGGTTTAGGTGCCGCAGATGAAGCTGTTCCGGCAGGCACGTCAGCGATGGCTCAACTTATAGCGGAAACAGCGAAAGAAACAGGGTATAATTTTGGTGCGTTGGATCAAACAAAAGATGACCTGGCCCTTAAAACAATTATGTATGGATTAAAATTAGCTATGACTCCTGGTAAGTTTCATGAGGCTGTGCTGGGAACGGGATTTGAGGCGGTTAGAAATGAAATTAATGAACGCTATAAAACAAAAGCAGCCAAACAAAAATTTGCTGGGACTTTATTTAACACAATGCTTGCGGGAAAATTAGATATAGAAAAGGAAAGAGTTAAAGCAGCTAATAAAAAAACAGTTCCAAAGAAATATGATTTTGGAACAAACTTTCAAAAAGATGTATTATTAAAGATTGCTACTGGCAATCCAGAAAAAGGATTAGGCTTTGATTTAAGCGGCTTGGGTTTAGATGAGGATATTAGTGAGGAAAACAAAGGTGCGAAAATGTTTGTTCTGGACATCATGAATGAAATGCAAATGTTAGCGAATAAAGCGGTAACTGGTGGTGAACTCCCTCCTAGTCAGGATATATTATTTAATCAGGCCTATGAAAATATAAGCCCTGTATATAAAATAGTTACCAAAGATCTCTTTAGTATAATGTATACCCTTGACAAAGAGCTTCTTGGTGATTGGCTTCCTGGAGATTGGAAACAACCTAAAGAAACAACTATCGAGAGACTACGAGATCAAGATACAGCGGGAGCTACAAGTACAGTAAGCACAATAAGCGCAGCGGAAAGAGAAAAAATACTTGAACAATTTAAAGACTTTCCAGTAACCGAAGCGATCGTCAAGCAACAAATGAAAGAGCATAATAAGACAAGAGACGAGGTTATAGCCGAATTCGAAAAAGTAGGCGCAGATGTATCGGAAGTAAAGTAAAATGGTTGAGAGTTGGTTAGACCCTGCAAAAATTTTAGGATTAAAAGAAACTGTTGATACAACTCAAATAGAAATTCCTGAAGGATTATTTGCAGATGAAATGAGTACCACTATTGGTATGGAAGAGGATGTTGTTCCCGAAGAGGATGATGATGGAAATGAATTTACGAAAGGCCTTCAACGACAATGGAATAATGTACAAAGTTTAACAGGCGACGCTCTGGAAGTTTATGGTAATTTAATTGGTAATGAAAATCTATCTGATTATGGCAGAGGCGTTTCAATAAAAAATAAACTAGAAGCCCAAGCAGTGGGGGCACCTGAAGTAGCGCGAGTGGAAGATGTAACAAGCGAAAATTTAGGTTCCTTTGTAGCCAGTTCTATTGGGGAGGCGCTGCCTTCTCTAGTTCCTTTAGCGGCTGGCGCTACAGGGGCCCGTACCTTATCTAATTTTATTCCTTATTTAAGAGCGATTAAGTACGGGAAAGCGGCGGTCACGGCACTTGGTGCGCTGATCCCTGCTGTTACATTAGGTGTAGGGGAAGCATCGCAAACACAAAAAGACTTCATGCAAAGATTAACCGGATCTCCTGTGGGTGAAGTTCCTGATGACTGGGCAGCTTTATTTACGGGGATTAAATCCGGTTCATTAGATGCTGTAACAATGATTCCAATTTTACAGGCTTTTAAAAGAGGGGGAGGAGTTGTTAAAAGCATAAAAGAAATTGAAGACGTATTTGGTGTATCAACGGGAATAGCAACCAAAGCAGCGGCAGCGGTTCCGGGTATAATTATGACCGGCGGTAAAGTAGGGGTTATTGAAGGGGTAACAGAGATGGCCCAAGAAAAAGTATTTATGTCGGATGCGGAAAAAGTAACTGGATTTAAAATAAGTAAAGAAGAAGAACAAAGTCGACTACTTAATTCTATGGTTAAAGGGTCCATAGGCGGCACGACTATTGGTGGAGGTGCGCAAATAGTCAGTAATATTTTACCGGCTAATGTTCCAACAGATTCCGGATTAAAACTTAATGATATAGAAGAAGGAACTGTAATTAAATATCCTAACTTTACTACTTTTAACAAAGAAGTAACGGAAGCGGATAAACAAAAAATTATAGAAAATTACGGAGCCGTTTTTCCTGACGGAATTAATAATGAACAAGACTTTTTAAAACTACAAAGAGCGGAGATTAATAATATCGTTGATAAGCCCGCACGTAAAACATTACAAATGGTATACGATATGGGTGGCCGTCCTATTTCTGCTAATTATTATAAAAAAGGCCCTGAACAAATACGCTATAATGTTTTAGGTAAAGATGGAATATTATCTGAACGGCCGGAATTAATTGATACGAGTTTCTTAACTCGGTATAAAAAAAATTTAGGTCTTGGATGGGACGCTCTTGTTAATGCAACAGTGGGAAAATCAGTGAGTGCATTAGATGATCTCGCTTCACGGTCCAAAACTGCTGAGGGCGTACGGGCAGATTTTGCCTATTTTGATGATGGTCGAGGTAAGAAAAAAGTACAGGATGCTACAATAGATGAAGCTATAATAATGAACATGGGAAAATATAGCACTAAAGTAGAACAAGCTATCCAAAGTATTTCAAAAATTTTGCGTCTTCCTTTTACATCGAGGCTAAAAGCAAAAACAAATAGACAGCTCTATCAAATATTAACTAATCCTAAATTTAATTTAGATCCTAAAAATAAAGCTAAAATTCCAGCCAATGTAATTAAAGCAGGAAAACTTATACGGGAAGGCTTTGAAGATTTGTATCAATACGTTATCGATGCAGAGCATACACGGGGAGGCATTGCCTTTGAAGGAAAGACTGTTGGGTTTACGCCAGGGAAAGTAAATAACTATTTTCCTATTATGATTAAATATAAAAAATTACAAAGCGATAGTAAGTTTAGAGCAGAGTTTGAAAACATGTTGGCAAGAAATGGTTTTACAGATCCCGCTGCAACAGTAAGTGATGTTATTGAAAACAGGGGCTTTATGAATTTAACAGATACAGAAGGGCAGATGGATCCTACTAAAAAAGCGGGAAACATTGAACGTGAAAGAAAATTAAAAAATTTAGATCCAGAACAACTTGGCCCGTTTATTAATACCAATGTTGTTGATGTGTTTAACCGTTACCGTGATAGTGTTATACGCCGTGTTGAATACGCAAAAAGATTTGGGAAAGAAAATGAAATTTTAAAATCGCGTATAAATGAAATTGAAGCACAGGCTCAGGCTAAAGGACGTCCAATGACTGAAAACGAAAAACAAAGGATGTTTAATATAGCTAAGGCTTTACAGAAACAATACAAGCCCATTGAAAATAATTTTTTTCGTAAATTAAATGCGGCCTTAATTACCTATGGATATATTCTTACTCTTCCTTTTGCTACTATATCATCTTTAAGCGAACCATTCCTGGTACTCACACGTGGTGGTGCGGGTCCGACAATTATATTAAAGTCTTTATTTAGTGGTATGAAAGGAATTGTTCGTTCTGTTTTTCCTCGGTTCCCTCGTGATGAATTTGATATAGCCGTAGCAGATATTGGATTAGGTTTGGAAGCATCTGTCTTGGAAAGACAAGCGGCTGCCTTTGGTGGAGGACAAGAAACAAATAAAATTACAGAAAAGTTTTTTCGTCTAAATTTTCTTTCTCAGTTTACTAGATGGAATAGAATGTTGGCTAATGCTTCAGGGCGTAATATGGTGTTTAGTCATGCACGCTTCTTATCCAGTAACATGAAAAGATTAGACTTAACAAGCGTAGAAGAACTACCACAAACAGGAAGATATAAAGTTTATGCAGAACAACTAAGAGAATTAGGTGTCAATCCAAATGACGCTGTTGCTTTTGTTCGTTCCGAAGCTTACAGAAAAGGAAATGTGGAAGAATATAAAGCAACTCCTTTCTATCAAGATCAAGTAAGATTAGCCGGAGTACGATATACTAATGAAGTAGTTATGAACCCCCGGGCCGTAACAAGGCCTATGTGGATGTCTGATCCTAAGCTCGCTTTGTTTTCTCAGTTAAAAGGTTTCCAAGTGGCTTTCTCTAACACTGTTTTAAAACGATGGATTAGTGAAGTAAAAGACACGGGATTTTATGAAGGGGTGCCTAATGCCGCAAAGTATTTTTCTGTTGGGGCGATTATGGTTATCGCTGCAACTCTTGGTAATGAATTGAGAGAGTTTTTACAATACGGTCCTGAAGGAAGTAAACGTTATAAAGATGAAGATCTCAATGAGAAACTTTTAAGGGCAGTAGAAAGAACAGGTTTCTTAGGCCCTGTTCAGTTTTTAATGGACGCCGCAAGAGCAGAGAGATTTGGATCTGGTCCTGTTGAAGCATTGATGGGTCCTGTTGTAACAAGGCTCGTGAGTTACTTAGAGGGGATCGCTGACCTCATGACACAAGGAGAAAAGAAAAAACTTCTTCGGGAAATAGTTAAATCAATACCAATTGTAGCGTCAACCCCCGCAATTCGTGATAGATTTTATGAAGCATTGGGTGTAGAGTCCACGTTTGGGAAGAAAAAATCTTTAACAGCGATAGGCGGCTAATATAATGGCAGAGTTTACAGACACAAAAGGGGCATACCTTGAAGCGCAAGCGAAAAAAACGCGGCAAGATAAAATCAATGAGATAAAAGAAAGCATTGGTAGTCTTGATCGCCGTGTTCAAAAAGCTCTTAGGTCGGGGGATACAGATAAAGCGAAGGACCTCCGTTCCAGGCAGAATAAATTCACTACTGACTTAGGATTAGAACGCGCCATAGAAGCAGGAGGTGTATTAAGACAGGGGGGCCCAGACGGAAGAATTGTTCGTTCTTCTAGGACAGGCCAGCCTATCATGACCGGTGCCGGTCATGATATATTTAGAGAAACAAAGGATAAATATTATATAGACCCGACAAGAAATTTACAGAATACAAATCCTCAAGCGTATGCAAAAATGTATCCAGTAGCCAATCTCCTGCAAAAGGGACCTTTGGTAGCACAGGGACTAAAAAGTTTATTTGATAAGGGAAAGAGAAGAGATATTCCCTACGCTAATCCTGAAACTCTAGGTTTGCCGGGAACAGAATTTCCTTTAGGATATGCAGAAGCTCTCGGTACACCCGAAGCTTATAATCTTGGAAACGGAAACAATGAGATTCTTGCTAATAGCGTCGATGGTACGGCTCCGATAAATGTAAATGCAGCCGGTTTAGATTTATCTGATGGTTATCAAGTAATGCCCGCAGGTAATAATACTGTGATAGGCGACGGAATTTTTTCAGGGACGGATGTTTCAGGAATGAACCTTCTTGATTATTTTAATTTAAGGGACCAGCTTCCCAATGAAGGAATATTTCAACGAGGAGCCAATGTCTTGCAAGAAGGATACAATAAGATGCAAGATGATAGGGGTTTTGATATTGATCTTGAAAATCAACAACTTGAATATAACAAACCACTTTGGGGGGGAAACTTAAGACTTTTCGGTAGCCCTGATCAATCAGGAATATTTTATTCTAGAGAGTTGGGGGTATAATGTTAAGCGTTCGTGATTGGATATGGGTAGCCTGCATTGTAGCGGGCATAGCTTTTACAAACGGGATGCTTTCCTCACGGGTCACGGCCCTTGAATCAAGCATTAAAGATTTAGATTTATTGCGTATTGATGCACGACTAGCAGTGATAGAAGAACAAGTAAAACAAATAAATAATAAATTAAATTAATTTTCTAAAAATTCTTTTAACCAAGAACCCTCCTTTAATAATTCCTTATAATGCCAGGTACAATATTCCTTGCTAAAGTCCCATTCATAGTGTTCATTATATATACAGTCACGCATAAAGGTTTGGTATGGAGAATAGTAACGCCAAATTGAAACACTTATAATAATAGTGGCACAAATAAGAATAATTTTAATCGTCAGTTACCCCACTGCTTATCATTCTTTCCATAAAAACTCTTGCTTAATGGTAATTTGCATTGAATCTTTTGTTTGATCCTTACTATCATTGGCCTTGTCCACTTCATCCTGTCCATAGGTTGTTGTCACACTAGTTTTGTGGGGCTTCATAGATAATCCTTCATACATCGTGCAACTTACCACAAACAATATAAGCAGAAAAAGAATAACTAAAAGAATAATTCTCATGCACTCACCGGAGACTGCATTCCCGCAATAGGGAAAGCGTCAAAAGGGATGCAAAAAGCCTCTGATTTTATTTTGTTTTTATAATCCTGGTCTTTGTTTTTATAGGCTATATTATAGCTATCCTGTGCCGTTAAGCATTTTTCTTCATCAGGATAAATATAGGCTGTGTATTTTACCGATGGCTGATCTGGCATGGATATAATCATCAGCAGTAACCAAATTTTAATCATTTTCAACCTTTACACCTTTACACGTCTTGTCGTACAAACGATGACACAGTTCACAAGAGTATTGTTGGTTTTTCTTGTGTCTTTGTAAAAATGTAAATAGTGTCAATTGTATGCAGCAAGAACAAACACTCAAGATCTTATCAGATTTAACCAAAAAAGATATTGAAAAAATGTATGAAACCAAGGCATACTATAGCAAACGCTACGGTTGGACATTGCGTCGTGTTGCTCCCCCTGTTACCTCTACATCAAACCTTCCTACCAACAGGTAAGTTCTTTATATAATCTATCATTCTTTTAAGTTCTTCTATATTTTCTTTAACCATACCTAAAGCTAAATTATGCCGGTGACACAAAATACCTCTTGGTAAAAGATCTGAATTATTTCTGTAATCTTTTCTTGTATATCGATGATCATGATCAATAACTAATTCTGATTCATTGCTTCTTCCTTTTATTCGTGTGGGAGCTTTGTCATAAAGAACATGTGGGCCACATGCAGGGCACTTTGTATCTTGTTTAAGCCACCAGTCAGCAACAGGTTTTCCCCATTCACATTTAATCTTTCGGTATCTTAAAGTTATTCTTCCGTCTGGAGTAGCACGTAACTTTGCTGCTTCTTTTCTTCTCGATCTTCTAATAGCTTCTTTTCCTTTTTCAGTCATAATATACCTTTCTTGTCTTTTATTTGCGTATGCCATATTATTTTGCCTCCCCCCATGAGGGACCTTTCTCTAAGTCAATTACACTGGGTATATTTAATTCTACACAATGTTCCATTACCTCAATGATCTTCTTCGCTTGCTCTTCTGATTCAAAAGAAAGATCGAGTTCATCATGAACCTGTATTAAAGGTAAGAAACCTTCTTCATATAGGATAACCATAGCTTGTTTAGTTTGATCAGCGGCGCTGCCTTGTATTAATCTATTCAACGCTTTGTATGTCCACCCTCTTTTTATTCTAGTGAACCCACCATACTCACGTTCAGCTTGTTTTTTAGGAAGAGGTAGTCCTGCTCCAAATTCCCATGGCTCCCATAAATTAAAACGACATTTGCGTCCTTTGATTGTTCTAATAAAACCTACATCTCCTGCTCGTTTTTGTGCATTCTTAGTTAGTTGTTTAACAAAAGGTACATTAGTATGGTATTTAGAAAAAAGATCTTCAGCTTCAAATTCTGTAAGATTTAATTCATTTGCTAATTTAGCTTTGCCCATACCATACATCATGCCTAAATTAATTGTCTTTGCTTGTTTACGGTCAATGCCTGCCATGTCTGCTACAGTTTGATGAAAGTCTATGTTGCCGGATTGATATCCTTCGACTAAATGCTGTGCCCCCTCAAGCTTAGTTAAGGCTGCATAATGTACTAGAAGACGTGGCTCTTGTTGAGAATAATCAAAGCAGCCCCAGGTCTGTCCTTCTTCAGGAATAAATAGTCTTCTAATTAAAGGGCTTATATCTTTATTGCGAGCAGGGATTTGTTGCAGGTTTGGATTCTGCATACTTAACCGACCAGAGATCGTGCCTCCCTGCTCATTTCTCATTTGATTTATTTCAGCATGAATCCGCCCCTTGATCTCGTGCTTGAGGATACTGTCAATGAACGTGGTTCTCGCCTTATTAATCTCACGAGCTTCAACAACCAACCTTGCAAGTGGATTAGAATGATTCGACAAAAAGTCCTTGTCAAAGCGAGGCTGTTTAGACTTCTCAGTGCGCTCATAAGATATCCCTGCCGCATCAAAAGCCTTGGCGACAGATGTCGGAGTCCAAATATCAACGTGGATATTTGTAATCTCATGGATTTTTTTAAGTATCTTTTTCTCTGTAGTATATAAAGATTTTTTTGTTCTCTCTGCGTGATCGACATCTACTCTTACTCCCTTCTTTTTCATTTCAAATAAAACAGGAAATAAATCTGTTTCTAATTTGAATACATCTATAAGTTCTTGTTTAACTATTTCACGTCTTAACACGCCCCATAGTTTTAATGTTAGGGATGCGTCCTGTTCAGCGTAGTGGCCCACATACATGGGAGGTAGTCTCCACATCTCAGTCTTTGCATCAACACCCCACTCCTTAGCTGCTTCATATAAAGCAGTTTGCGCTTTTTTTTCTCCTACATATTTTCTTCCTAACTCATCAAGAGAAAATCTGTTGGGTTCGTTTTCATTTACCAAAGGACCGGCTATCATCGTATCAATAATACGGCCGTGAACCTTTAGCCCCATTTGATGTAACCACCCTACATCATAAATTGCATTATGAAATATTTTATCACACGGTAATTCTAAAATTTTTTTAAGCTGTCTTGTAAAAACCTTTTCATCTATATTGCCCCCGCCTTCATGACGAAGAGGAAAATAACCTTGCCACCCTTCAACAGCTATAGCTACGCCAATAACATAACCATTACTCACGGCCCAACCAGGCCCTATTTTTTCACTCAATCCCGAGTCTCTTGTTTCTAAATCAATGGCAATTTCTTTTGCTTCGCTTAAATCAGGTATCCTTTCCGGAGGGAGCCATTCAATTTTAGTTTGAAATAAGGGTATCTGCATAGGCCTCCTATTTTATTTCCTTTATGGTTTTTTGAATTTCATCATATCGCAGCTGCGCCCACTTATATTCCCTGTGTTTTACATCTCTATCAGTGGCGATAAAATCACTTAGCCTTTCACAAAACCTTTCATAATACATATTCCATTCCTCCCCCTCAATAATAATGCGCTTAAATTCTTCTTCACGTGTGACTATCAAGATAACTCCTTTTTTAATGTTAGTTCTACATTGTAAATTATGAGCCATTCCGTATGCCGCCACTTGCATTTTCCAATCCTCGGTCCATTCTTCTTTAGGCATTTGTTTTTTTGTTTTAAAATCAACAATGGCTTCTTCCCCTTCATAAACTCCCACGAGATCAATAACGCCCCGGAAATAAATGCTGTAATAAATATGAGCTTCTACTCCGTAGACCCATTCCAAGCGATCCTTTAATCCTTTTTCCAATATTATATTTCCCATCTTAGTTGCGAGCTCAGCGTAGGGGTGGTATGCGGGATTGACAAGGGGAGGATAGTTTGCATATTTTGATTTCCATTCATCACCAAGCCTCCAATTAATGCAAAATTTCCAAATAGAATTTTCCAGATATTTGTGCATACTTTTTCCAATGCTTATTCCTTCTTCAGTAATTCGGTTAGCTTCTTCTTCCCCCACTCTTTTTCTCCAAGCCTCCAGTCCAGCTTTATCTTTTGTGCCATCAAGTATTCTTGTAGGAGAAAGTAATAAATGGGAGTCCTCGGGCCATCCATACCTATCTTTTTCTTCGTTATAAAAATCATTATACTTAAAAGTAATTTCTCGACAGCTTTCAGGATACATTCCCACTGTTCGTTTTCCATCCTTGCTTCTTATTGTTGTTTTTTTCATTCTTTATCCTGTATTTCCCCTGCGATTGCCGCGTATCCCGCCATGTCTACGTAACAGTCTTCCGTCTTTCTGTGTTTCAGTCGTGCTACTTTTACAAGGAGCATACATATTGCCACATCATGAGGCGATATTTCTGTTTCTAAATAAGCACTCCATAAGTCTGCGATGTTTTTATGGTTCTCATATTTATTCCCATAATCATGTTGTCTTTGTCCCGTTACAACTTTGATAGCCTTGTCTAAATAATCTCTTGTTCTCATTACACCCTCCAAAACATTTCTGAAAACTCTTTATCATTTTCTGAACGCACCATGTGCAATTCATTTTTTGCTCGTGTCATTCCCACATAGAAGACCCGGCGTTCTGCATCCCTATTTTTTCTATACCCCTCATCAACACGGTGGGATAACTGAGAAAATAATAATACATTGCTTGCTTCCCCGCCTTTTGATCCATGAATAGTAGAGAGTTTAACTTTTGCTTCATGGTTTAAATTTTGATTTCGTCTTAATGAAGCCAATAAATAAGCCAGTCTTGTTGGAGATATACGATCTAACGCTACATCCCATTGCATAGTCTGGGGTAAAAGTAATCCGTGATTATCTATTAAATCCCCATGGGTATATTCTTTATCTTCACTGGCCCGTGGCATTGTTTTGAATCCATACTTTACTCCTGTATCTACATTCATATAATGATACATGGCCTTTACGCCTTCTAATGTAATAGACCGGTTGCGTGTAAGTTTAGTCCAACTATTAATAGCTAGGAGTAGACGATCACTCACGGATTTAGAATTGTGTCGTTGATAAAATATCCCCCGCGTTTTTAATTCTTCTTCCACTTTGTCTAATATATAATTTGTTCGTGCTAAAATTAGCCAATCATCTTTTAAGAAATCTATATTACGATAGGGATTGGTTTGAAGTTTTAATACCCCTTCTCTCTCTGTAGCCCCCCATTCTTTTTGTACTCGGTGGTTGTGTCCTATACGGCCTATTACAGAATTTGCCCGCTGTTGCACGGCTAACGGTACACGGTACGATTGATTTAAAATAATTCTATTTCCTGTCTGTTGTTTAAAGCGCCACGGGTGTGCGCCCGCCCATTCAAATATAGCTTGATCATCATCCCCGGCAATATAGGTATGAGTAGCATTTTTAGATAAAATGTCTACCATATTCCATTGAATTGCGCTAAGATCTTGCGCCTCATCTATAATAAGTAAACGAAACTTAGGAGATACATTACGTTTAATAAACTCTAGGATCATATCAGTGAAGTCCAGGAAGCCATTTTGTTTTTTATATTTCTCTAATCCCACTCCTATTTTACGTAACTTTAAAATACCCCCAGGCAAATGTCCGGTCTGTGGCTGACAGAATTGATGTTCTAAACTAACGTCTTTGATCCGTGCAAGATCTATAATATTAATAAACTTATCATCTTGCCAACCCATTCCATAATTATCATATTTATTTGCGGGGTTAGATAATTTTACATTTAATAAATCAGATACTTCTTTGTAATCATTATCATCCATTAAAGAGGAATCATTCAAACCTAATTCTCTGTACGCTAAACTATGTAATGTTCTAAAGTATTTAAAATCTTTTTTATCATACTGCGGAAACCGGTCCACGGCACGAGTAATAGCTTCCGTTGCTGCCTTGCGGGTGTAAGCAAAGTAGCCAATTTCATTTGGTTCGAAACCTTTAGCTAATCCCTTCTCTACAATATCTAAAAGTTCGGTTGTCTTTCCTGTACCTGGTGGGCCGAAAATAATATTCATCATGGCTTTAATAAGCCTCCTTTTTTTTCATATCAGGTATCGGCAACTCCTTTAAAGGGGGAGGACTAGAAGGTACATACCATAAATAATAAGTAACTCCTTTAACTTTTTTTCTAAAAGATCCCCCGTTTAAATCTTTCATGACATGTGCATGTATTTCCGTTTGAGTCAGTGCAACAAATCTTTTCTTATTTAAATATTCTTTTAAGGTCTTGGGTTGAAAATAAATTTTTCCTTCACTTTCCCACGGCATTTCAATTGCTATCTCTTCTTCTCTCTCCGATACACCTTGATCATAAATAAAAGAATATAAATAAGAATCAAGCTGCCCATACTTAGTTATTTCTTCAGGAGTTTCAATCTCATCACAATCTTGTAAAAGAGATTGTATTTTTAACGTCCAAGCATCTTCCGTTAATTTATTAGGAAGCTGAGTTAAAGAGTCCATACATTTTTTTCTAAACTTTTTTTGTTCAAATAAAGTATCCGTGTCAATTGCTAATCTATGCTCTTCAAAATTTAAAAACCAAACAGGGTCATCTTTACCCCATTTTTGTAAATCAGAAAACCTACTTTCATAATCTCCTCCTATTCCAAATTTTTTTAATTGACATTTTGCTGCTTCACAACGGCCATTCATTGGAGGAACTTTACATTTGTACCTTGTGTAATCTTTTTTTTCATGTTGATTTATAGTTTTGGTAACTTGAGCATGCCCAAGTGGAGGCTTCATATATTTAAAATTAAATTCAGAAATTTTATCTTGCCAGTTTTCAGGCCATTTTTTTCTTGCATAAACTGTATATTGATACAGCACCTCATCTCTTCCTCCCTCTTCAACCCCCACACTAATTAATGTTCGTAAACAAGGAGGACCATCTTCTAATTCCTCCACTGTTTTAAATTTTTTTGTTTTAAATTTTTTTAAATTTTCTTCTGTTATTTTTCTTTCATCTACAAAAGAAAGAAACCCATCTAGCAATAAAGATTCTCCTTTAATATCAAATGCATAGCGCATTGTTTCATCGCCGTTATGATAAGGAAGATTTAAAAAGTTTCCTGTATCCCCACGATCTGCTTGTAATTCTATTTGTTTAGGAAATATTTCACAATCGGCGTGACCTAACAAAGCAGAAAAATTAATTAATTTTGAACGCATGAATTTAGCAGATATAACACCGTCTATAAATAAAAATAAATGAGCGCCGCCACTCTTTGATCGACACGCAATCAAAGGTAATTTTAATTTCTCTATGCTTTTAATTAATTTTTTATGATCTAAAGGATAGGTATCTATATCAATACACCCCCATCTACAGGTTGCATCATCCATGATGGGAACAATACCAAGACTAGGATCTTTTCCTTCTATATGATCTATCCAATGCTGAGGCGTAACGGGTTCTTTTTTTATAAAGGCCTTACCCCCACGTTTGCCACTATCATTTACTTCGCCCGGTACATATACACCGTGTGCTCTTTCTAAACCGGAAAAAACTTCTTTAAATTTTTCTACACTCATAATAACTTTCGTTGTTAAATTAAATGAGGGCGGCAAATTAGTTACCGCCCCCACTTTATGCCCTAATACGGAACTCTAGAGTCTGCCGTATCGGTCGCACTGCCCTCAGCACGTTCTTGAGAAACCTTGGCCTCCCCTTTACTTACTGTTTCAGCAAAAGTTTTTGCTGCAGTGAAGAGAGCAATGTCCTTTTCATTGCCTTGATCGAGTAATCTCTCAAAGCCGAAATCAAATGTATGCCACGTGCCCTTATCATTCTTTTGTTTTGTACTAGTAACTCTGAATAAACCAGAGAACATAGGCCACTCAGCAGGGACCACGGAACGAATAAGAGAATTAAATTTCTTACTACGTTTGTATCCCGTTGATTTAAGAGTGATAACGCAAGGACTACCCAACATACCGTTCGATGACTGTCCTCCTTCATTAACAACATAGACAAAGTGATTGGCGCACGTTTCAATATAGTTGCCATTCTCTAGTCTATCTTTATTATGAGCGTCACGAGTAGTCTGCGAAAGAATATCTGATGTAGCCGGATACACATTCACGGGTGCATTACTACCTGTGCCTATATTATTCCATTCTACATACTCTCTTGCAAAACCACATGGCATAACGAGGATACCTTTTTCCCCATCATACAACTGTTCCGTGACATTATTGTAGATCATCCCAGGTTTAGCACCTGCGACAGTCTCATCCGCTACCTCTGGTGACAATGCCATTAAGACCTTAAGTCTTGGCGTTGCATAATCCTGAGCATCGATTGATTCAAAGCCCATAGATTTAAAGGTATCGAAAGAAGCAAGTTGTGCAACTTGCCCATTAGTCTTCTTTTTAGTTACAACATTCTTTGTCATATCTATTCCTTTTCATTTCAAGTTTCACTATGTAATTTTCACTTTGTTGGTTACATAGACACCAAATTTATCTTGGGGAAGATCCGCGCCTTTTTGGATCTGCTCTTTGACAAATGCTTTTAGAGTAGAAGCGTGAACACCGCTCTTCTGAATTGGGGCCTGCCCCTCAGTACGTAATCGCTGATACAATTCAGAAGCATTGTCTTCTTCGCCTCTACCAAAACTACAGACAATATCATTTTTAATAATATCGTCAAACCCATTATCCCTAAGCCACATAAACGCTTCAGGTTTATTGGCCTCACTTATGTGAGCCTTATACACCTCTTGTATCTCTACCTTCGAGCCGGAACTTAAGGTAACGGCTTTCATTCCTATCTCATCTAGTAAGGTTGGGATTGATTCATTTTCTAATGTAAATTCTTGTTCTTCTAATTTTTTTAGTTCTGATTTTCTATCAGCAATTTTAGTTCTAACAGTTTCTAACTGCTCACAAAAAGTACCAACAGCTTTTAATCTATCATCGCCCGAACCCTCAAGTTCTTGGATGGCTTTCTTCGAATCTTCAAACAGTGACGTCATATTACTTTCTCCTCTTATTAATACTTAATTTATATCAACCTCCACGGGATAGTATTTGTTTAGTTTACGATCCCACTTCAGCATTTTAAATCTATTACGGTTCATGGTCGCCGCAACAACAGCGACAGTAGCTATAATAGATGGATCACCTAGACACAAGATATAATCTTCATCAGAAAAATCTTTTAATTTTTTCTTCAGTGAATGCACTACGGGCTGGGAGCTGATCATCAGTTGATCCTTGCGTGGGAGAAGATTTTCAAATTCTCCAAAGCGTAAAGCATCTGTGATATCGACCCCTATTTTTTCCTGTACTACAAAAACTGTCATAAGCTTTCTTTCTTCACATATAGTTATTGCTTTTTAAAAATGCAAGTGTTAAATAAAAAACTTAGAAAGAATATTAACAGAAGGAGAGAATATATGGATTATCCATTTAAAACCGTGCCTTATGCGCACCAAATTACGGCCTTGCAAAAGTCATGGTCACAGGAAAACTATGCTTATTTCATGGAAATGGGCACAGGAAAATCGAAAGTTCTTATCGATAATATGTCTATGTTATATGATAG